ATTTTTGAGAACGATTTCAATCGCCTTTTCTAATTTTTTCGCCGAACTGTAAGCTTTATTTTTAATTGCTAATGGTGTTCTCATCCAAAAGTTATAACCAAAATTACCGAAACGACAGTCAGGCGTTCCATCAAAATCACGCAGCTCAATTGACAATTCGAGAGGATTACCATTTGCGATTCCTTTCTTTTTAACTACAATCTCTTTTTTGTAGTATAAGTCTTTATGCAATTCTTTTTCTATTTTCATAGTTTTATTTCGAGCTTACTTTAAGTTCCAGAATGTCTCACCGACGAGCACACACGAATGTTTGCCAGAAAAGCATCTTGAAACTCAAGATTTTTTAGAGATATTAAAAGTTAATTTTTACTCTCTATCCTGATATGCATCTATGATTTCCTCAGCTGGATCGAATCTAAGTTCTATGAGAATTACGTGAAGTTCTTCCTTTTTAAGTCCTTTGCTTCCGACGTGCCAATGAGTAATTGCGTTAATTGGTGCGTCGTCTTTATAGTCATACACAGTAAAGACTTTGTGTCCGACACCTTTGAAATTCACAGGAATGACTTCGTAGAATACCCACTCTAATTGCACTTTGTTATCTCCAGAACCGACGAAGGAAGGTTCTCCAAGAATTTTAAGAAGTCTATTGAGATTCGTTTTGAGATAAAATCCACTAAAACTGCTTCCGTCAGTTATTTTATAATTTGTTTCTGTCAGTTTTTTCATCGTTTAATTATATCTCTTTTTCTCTTAAGTTCCAGGATGCTTTTCCGACATTCACACGATAGTTTTACAGACGAGTTCGTGTGCGCTATTCCGGGGATTGTTCCGGTTATAGTCCCGTCTGTCTCTTAATTTACATAATTCATAACTCCCCTCAAAGACGTCCGTCTTTTACTCAAGTTATTTCATACGTGGCTGGAGAGATATTTTGAAACTCGAAGTGAATGTTACTCAGATTTAAGAATTTTTAACTCCGTAAGTAGAGTGAGTATCGTCTGTTACCGATATCTAAACTAAAGATATAATCATCGATAACTTCGATTCCTAAGTGCGCCTCATTCTTGAGTTTATTCAGAACATAGTTCACACTTCGCTCGTTGATTTCATCGTCATTAACTACATAACCTCTGTCTTTCGAACCGAATTCTTGAGAAGATTTCAGATAAGAATACTTCCCATTACAACCACACATACACCCGGGTTTGCCATTATAAGTTTTTACGATTGATTCTAAAGATAACTCAGGCATCTTGAATATAATTCTATCACATATTCCATTTCCATCTACAAGTTTAATTTCAGAGATATCACTCAAACCTATTTTGAGATTCTCATTGATTGCGATAATTTTTTCGTTATTCATAAGTTTTAATTTAAGAATAACATTCATTCAAGTTCCAGAATATCTCTCCGGCACTTATTGTCAATGAACACTCATTACACGCAGAAACGTTTTTGCCAGCTCCCGAACTTCCGACATAAGAATTACCCGAGCTTTTTTAGTATAATTCTTATGAGTTATAAACAGCCCCTTATCCCTATATACATTATACCATATCTTGCCATATAGTAAACAATAGGCTGTTTATAACTTTTTGTGTATTACAATGTATTACAATATTATAATATAAAACTGAACTTTTGTAAAATAATTATTTTTGAATATATTGAAAGAATAACTTGAAATTTGAAGATATTTAAGTTAATTATTTGATAAGCTAATTTCGTGTTTTTCGTTCTTAATTACTCCATAATTAAGAATGTAAACAAAACCGACTATGAATCCTATAATTACTAATCCAGATAAAAGTTTTTGAATCATAATTTTAATGACTTTCCACCATTAAGTTCCAGAATATCTCCCCAGTATTTTTTTGTCAATGTTCACTTATTTACTGGATAACCAGGTTTGTCTCTCCTTTTAACAGGAGATATTTTGAAACTCGATAGTAAAGTTTAAGTTAATAATTTTATTGTGGTTTGTATTGAAGCCAAAGTTCTTCTAATTCTTTTACCTTTAATTGATTAAGTAATAATTGTTGAGACCAAGTAAAATTCTTTTTGATGATTTTTCGAACAAGTTTCGTATTCCAAACGTCATCAACGTATTTTTTGTTTAGAATAGAATATATTTCACTTCCAAGTTCATCAATATATTCTTTGAAGTTTAGGAAGTGCTTTGTATACAATTCAATAATTTCTTTTTCGTTTTTCTCTGGACTATCAAAGTTTGCATTGAATTGTAATGACCATTCACACTTGCATTCAAGAATCCATCTACCGAAATTATATTTCGTAATTTTAAGATTGTGGTCGTTCATAATTTTAATGACTTTCCACCATCGAGTTCCAGAATATCTCCTCTTTATTCTAGAATAATTTTTATTGAAAGGACAATTTGAAATTTGAGGAGAATTTAAGTTAAATTGATAAGTCGATTTCGTGTGCTTTACATTGTGCTAATTGCCAATCAGTGAAATAATATCCCTTGAATTCTTTAGATTGTTGGAGCCAAACAAGACACTCGTATTTTTCATTTTTATTGAGCCCATAATTAAACAAAAACCCGAATGAAATTATGAGTAGAATGACGCCTATAATTGTTAAGATTTTTTGTATCATAATTATATTTGTGACTTTCCACCTCAAATTCCAAGTAGTCCTTTCAATAATTATTCTGGAATAATTGACTTTCTACCTTTAATTAAGATTATAAAGATTAGTAGAATTTTACTTTTCCAGGCGTTGTTCTGGTTAAAGAATCTTTATAAAATGTTATGAATACTTGGAGTAACTCTTTGAAACTCAATCTTAAAAAGTTTTTGGCTTTTAAAGTTTTTTAATGTTTAACCTATCCGAAGACTTGTATAAGTTTTCGTTTGAACTGCAAACTTTAGTTCGTAACCTTTATAAAGTTTTGCAACTTTCTTTCCTTCATTTTGCAACTCAACGATTTTGTTTTTCGCATCCGTCTTTGATGGTACACTGTAAAAGTTATTTTCAGAGTCAATGATTATAAAAGCATAAGAAGCTTTTAAAGATTTTTCGTTTTTCATAGTTTTATTTTGGATTTGCCTGAACTTTTTACATTGAGTTCCAGAAAGTTACTCCAAATATATTATATTTTCAATGTTCTTTCCTTTATATTTTTATTATACCATATCATATACCTAAGTAAATAGGTAGGCTGTTCATAACTTTTGTTTACACATCTGTAAAGTATGTTATAATAAGTTATTACTTTGTATTACAATGTAATACACAGATAAAATATATTTTAGAATAATATTGTAATACATTGTAATACAGTCATAACGAATATCTTATGTATTACAAAGTAATACACCAAAATATATCTATATTTTTTTCTGTATTACAAAGTATTACAGACATAAAATATATCTATAGTTTTTCTGTAATACATTGTAATACAAAAATATATTTCAGGTATGTAATACATTGTAATACAATTTATTTTAAAAAAAACTCACGTAAATCTAACCCCCATAGGACCTTTTCTATATTGCGTAGAAAAATTTGTATACACGATGTGGTAAAATATAGTAATATAAATATCATTGATTCGCGTTATTAGAGCGTTACTGAATACTCAACATATAATAACTATCAAGTATAGCGTCAACAAACTTTTCTAGAGCGTCTTAGAGGGTATAGAAGACAATCAGGATAATTGATAAAATTAAATAAAACCGTATAAACAATAAAGTCTTAAACATATTTACTAAATAGTATAAAAAAGGTATAATGTGTTCACAATTTCATTTTATGCCGTCTTAAAGGAATCATAGTTCTAATCATTGAAAATAGTCTCTACTGGCCGAAGAGACTAGTTTATTTTTTATCATTAAAAAAGAGTAAAACAATGTTTGATAACTTAATCCAAAAAGTGCAAAAAAGGAATGGTTCTATTGTTCCATTTGATTCAGAAAGAATAATAAATGTAGTCTATAAAGCGATGATTGCAACAGAATCTGGTGAAAAGAAAGATGCAGAAAATATCGCAAAAAAAGTCATTGCGAGATTAAATAAGATTGTTAAGAAAGAAGATAAGAATAATGTACCGAATGTCGAATCTATTCAAGATTTAGTTGAGGAAGAACTTATTCTCGGAGAACATGCGAAAGCGGCAAAAGAATTTATTCTTTATAGACAAAAGAGAACTGAGATAAGAAAACAGAAAAAAGAAGAACCAGTTCCAGATCAAGTAAAAAAACTAGCTAATGAAAGTAAGAAATATTTTCCCAATCTGCTTTCCGAGTTTGTTTACTATACGACATATTCGAAATGGATTCCCGAAGAAAAACGCCGAGAAACTTGGGTTGAAACAATCGATCGATATATCAATTTTATGAAAGAAAAAACAAAGGATAGTTTGTCTGAGAAAGAATATGAAGAAATCAGAGAATATATGTTAACAATGAAAACGATGGGTTCGATGAGATTGCTTTGGGCTGCGGGAAGTGCAGCAAAAGCAACAAACGTAGCTGCTTACAATTGTTCTTTCATAGCTCCGACAAAGTGGCGAGACTTTGGCGAGATCGCTTACATTCTCATGTGCGGTACTGGTGTTGGTTTTTCTGTAGAAGAACATACAGTTGCTCAACTGCCTTTGATTGAATATCAATCTGGAGAAAAGTTAGAAATGTTTAAAATATCAGATGATAAAGAAGGATGGTCAGATGCGATTATACATGGATTAAAAACTTGGTCAGAAGGTAAAGACGTTAAGTTTGATTATTCTAAAATCAGACAACAAGGTGCAAGATTGAAGACAATGGGAGGAAGAGCTTCTGGTCCAGAGCCATTAAAAGCATTGCTTGATTTTTCTAGAGAAAGAATATTAGCGAGACAGGGAAGAAGACTATCAACAATAGACGTACATGATATTGTTTGCAAAATCGGTGAAGTCGTTGTTATGGGTGGTGTGAGAAGAAGTGCTCTCATCTCTCTTTCAGATTTAGATGACATATCTATGAGAGAAGCAAAGAATGGTCAGTTCTATTTAACTCACCCAGAAAGAATGATGGCGAATAACTCTGCAATCTATAATGACAAACCGACTACTGGAAAATTTTTAGAAGAATGGATAAATCTTATCAAAGGGCAATCTGGTGAAAGAGGAATTTTTAACAGAGGAAGTTTAGAGAAACAACTTCCCGCAAGAAGATGGGATATTTTCTCTTCTGATTTAAGAACAGCAGGTATCAATCCATGTGGAGAAATTATTCTTAAATCAAAACAGTTTTGTAATCTGTCTGAGGTAATCGCTAGACCAGATGATACTGAAAAAACGTTAATGAATAAAGTTAGAATTGCAACGATTCTTGGAACATATCAATCTGCTTTAACTGATTTTCCTTATCTCTCAAAAGAATGGAAAAAGAACTGTGAAGAAGAAAGACTTCTTGGTGTTTCGATTACTGGGCAATGGGATTGTCCTATTTTGCGAAATCCATCTACTCTTAGGAAATTAAAAGAAATCGCTATTGAGACAAATAAAAAATACGCGCGAAAGTTTAATATTAATGAGTCTACGGCAATCACATGCGTTAAACCCTCTGGAAATGGTTCACAATTATTTGATTCTTCTTCAGGTTGTCATCCGCGCCACTCGAAATATTATATACGCAGAATAAGAATTGAAAGTCATAATCCGCTTTTTCATATGTTAAAAGATTCCGGTTTAAATTATTATCCAGAAGTCGGACAGAAAAAAGAAACAGCAAATACTTTTGTTTTAGAATTTCCTATAAAATCACCAAAAGGAGCTATCTTAAAAAATAATCTAAATGCTCTCGCACAACTTGCTTATTGGAAAATGCTTAAAGAAAACTATACTGAACACAATCCTTCCGTAACTATTTCAGTCGCTGACGACGAATGGTTGCAGGTAGGAAATTGGGTATATGAAAATTGGGATTTAATCGGTGGTCTTTCTTTTCTTCCAAAGAGCGATCACGTTTATAAACTTGCGCCATATGAAGAAATTTCTAGAGAAAAATACGAAAATTCAATAAAAGTTTTTCCAGATATCGATTTTTCTAAAATCGTTCTCTATGAATACGATGATTCAACTTCTGGTTCAAAAGAACTTGCATGTACTGGTAATGTTTGTGAGATAGATGTACTTCCTGAAAAAATAAATGTATAATATTATTGAAGAGATTCTTTATTAGAATATTATTCAATTCATCATAATAACGTCAATATCATTTTTGACGTCAAAAGGAGGCAATTCGACTACGGTCGTCATTCGCCTCCTTTTTTATTTATTTTTCATTTCGTCTTTTATATGGTATTATATGATTGAGTAGAGAATAATAACCAATGAGAGATACTACAACACATATCGGAGAAATTATAGAGGCGTTGCCAAACGCTCAGTTTAAAGTTAAATTTATTGAAACAGAAAAAGAACCAATTTGTCACTTGTCTGGTAAAATGAGAATAAATCATATCAGATGTTCTCCAGGTGATAAAGTTGAAGTAATATTGAATGAAGATAGAAGAATTGGACGAATAGTTAAACGAAAATAGAGTAACGATCATAAATATCTTATTTCTGACAATTAAAACAGTTTATTCAAAAGTATTTTATATTTGCTTTTTACAGCATATGTTTTATAGTATATAATTAAATATATAAATTGTTCTTTTAATAAGTGGCGTCAGGAGCGGTATATAAAACAAAATGTATGACTACGAAACACCGCTGAAAGTGCTACAGCAAGACTTTGCTGAGTTAGCGCAGTGGTTACAACCACTCTGTCGTTATAACAAGTTGGAAGACTTCGTCGTTCTCGACTATAAAAATCAAACGTTGAAAATTAAGTTCTATACGAAAGATAACACATATCATGTCTCTGCAATTCTTCCAGGAATTCGAGTTAAAGAAAGTTTCAGAACAAAAGATGGAATGTACAAAAAAGACGAGGGTTATCTCGGTTGTATAGTTAATTCAAGAAAACCAAGAGCAGGTGAAGATTGGACAAGAGGAAATGATTTACCAGACGGTTCGTACACAGAAGAAACCTGGAACAAAATCAAAAATGCGATAATCGCATACGAATTAGTAAAGGTCGTTAAGCAAAAAAATAGAGGAACATATATTGATTCTGAAAACATCTTACAACCATCAAATGACTCTTCTATTGAAAAAAATTCTATTAACAAATAAATAAAAGTTTTTGACGTCACTCATTAAAAGAATAATTCGCAAATAAAATAATTATGACATTCTACTCATTTTTAACAGATCGTTTTAAAAAAAATACACAAATAAGGAAAACGAATAATAACGATACTAGACAAGTATTAAATGTTAAACAGATGATGGAAGAACTCGGTGTCAGAACTTCTGCGACAATCGGTTCTTATGAAGATGAAGAAAGACCAGATAAACTTACAGTAGACAACTATATAACAATGCAAGACAATGATGGCACTGTTCGGGCGATCACTCGTCTTTTTTCTTTACCGATTGAATCAACACCAATAAAAATTCTTCCAGGAGACAGTGATAAAGGTGAAAGGGATTTTATTGAATCAGTTTTTTTAGGTCCTCAATATTCTGGAGGTATGACAACACCACTTCCTTTCGTTATTGCAGATATGTCGAGAGCAATTTTTGAAGGTTTTCGTTTTTATGAAAAAGTTCCACAAATTATAAAAGAAGGAAAATTCAAGGGAAAGATAGGTTGGAAAAAATTAGCACCAAGAGATTCAAATACTATAAGATTAAGAGCAGATAAAAATGGTGGTTTTCTTGGAGCTCATCAGACAGCAACGTTTGGCGATCGATCAGTCGATATAAATATACCATCAGAAAAAAGTTTATTATTTACTTTTCAAAGAGAAAGACATCCTCTATATGGTGAGTCGATTTTAAAAACAGCTTGGTATCATTATGATAAAAAACATAAACTTTATTACTTGGCACATAAAAAAGCAGAAATAGATGCAGTTGGTCTTAAAATTTTAAAACTTGGAAAACCCTTTTCGGAAACAGAAGTATCAAGAGCGGAAGAAGCAGTAGACACGATTGGTGTTAACTCCAGAGTTACTTTACCTTCGGGATTTGAACTCGAGGTTGATCGAGCGCCATCTGGTTATGATGTTTTAAAACTGATTGAACATCACGATACTCAAATCGCTCTTTCGACTATGACACAGGCTATGCAAATGGGTTCGAAATCAACGTATAACTATCCATACGGAAAAGGTTATAGTACTCAATCGGGTTTTCTTATTCAAATGTTGCATTCAGTAATGAAAAATATGGAGGACACTTTGAACGAATGGGCAGTAGCACCTCTCATCGATTGGAATTTTAAAAACGGTAGTTACCCGAAAATAAAAATGATGCCGTTGAAAGATACCACTCAGCAATATATGATGAACATATTCGATTCACTTATTAAAAAAGATCCAACATTTCTTACTTCAACTTTCGTAAGAAAATTAAGTAATGAAGTTGCAGAAACGCTTGGTCTTGAAGTAAATGATGAAGAAGATAAAGATGCATTTAAAGCTTTCGAATCGGGCAAAAGAAAAGAATATGACAGAAAAAAGAAACCAGCAATGATTACTCCACAAAAAATAAAAGATAAAATAAAAATGAAAGCAGTTGAACTCAAAGACGACCCTTATTTTTTAGAAAAATTTGAAGCAATGGGTCGAAATTTTGCCATCAAACATCTCGAGTAAAAACGAATTATAAGTTAGATAGATACTTATGAAAACCTATCATAATATTTTTAAATATGATTTTTTATAACTATGATAATAGCAATGCTGAAGTAGTGGGAGGTGTGTTTGAAGACAATACATTGAGATTAAGAGGAATATTAAAACAGATATTTATCAAAGCTACAACAGCGTCAACCATTTTTGATGTCCAACTTACTGATAAAGATGATGATATCGTTCTTGAACGAACTGCAGAAACAGGAACATTAAATGAAAGTATTGATTTTGCAATGAGAGGTATTTATACAATAAAAATTTTAAATTCAACGGTCGACGAAACTTTTATTGTTAAACTACTTGTTAGAGAAATATGAAAATATATTCAAAAACAAAAAGATTTATGCTTACGCCAATAACTGGATTTCATAGATTTAGAATGAGAAAAAGACGAATAAAATCAGCCGATTTGGGAATGAAATGGCCAGAGGAGATTCTTGATGAAACAAATAAACTTAAAAAAATATTTTTAAAATGTGAAAGAGAAGGTCTAAAAGAAGAAGCATATAAACTTAAAATTAAAATAGAGATTCTCGAATGGGTACTAAATAAAAATGGCACCAGCAGCTAAAGGTTTACCAAAATCAATACTATATGCATATAATCCGACGGATAAAAAATTCTATCCAGTCGAAGTTGATTCTGACGGCAAGTTAAAAGTAGATTCAACACCCGTTGTCTCTCAACTCATTCAATCTGTTGAAAACGCTCTTTCTGTATCTACTTATAATCTAAACGCAGCTCCTTATTCTACGACTACTTCTATCGCAAATGATTATGAAATAGATAGTATTATTTTTTATTTTACTACGGCAGAAAACAAAACAATAACGATTAAACAAGGGAATTTTCAATTATATACAAGTACCGGAACAGTACAACAAATACAATTAAAAAAAGCAGACATAGGACAATATTTTAATGCTGATGATAATATAGACGTTGACGTAACTCAAACCTCTGGAGCATGTTTAATGGATTTGAAAATGAAGATCGTTAAAGGTTCAAATGCTTTAGCTGGTAATCCGGCAATCGAATTTTTAGATGAAAGCGGTACATCTTATGGTATAAAACAAAACGGGAATATTCCATATGTTCATGCTTTTACTCACCAGGAATTGATAGCGCATGGTTTAATAACTGGTCATAGAGAAAATTATGCTCTTGGTTATAATTCGACTGTAGGTACTATATTAACTGATATCACAGAACTTGGAGTTGCGGTCACGCCATTGCCAACGTCTGCAATCACGATGGAAGTAGTATCATCAAGTGCTAACGATATCTCTACAGGAACGGGTATAAGAACACTTGAAATACACGGGTTAAATAGTAGTTATGATGAAATTGAAGAAACAATAATAATGAATGGAATAACACCAGTAACTACTATAAATCAATATATAAGAATAAATGATTTTCATTCAATCACAGTAGGGTCTGTTGGAGTTGCAGTAGGAAATATAATCATTCGTGCATCAGGTGGAGGTACGACATATAATAAAATAACAGCAGATGGAAATCGTAGTTTGCAATGTCATTATACGATTCCTAATAATAAAATAGGTTATTTAACATCGTGGTCGGGTGGTTCTTCTGGTAATAAACCAATAAGACTTATTTTAAGAGCTACTGCTCATGGTCCAGAAAGAGTGCTTATTCCTGGTGTATATCATTTTCAAAGTATTTTAATATCTAATAATGGCACTATTCCATTTAATAATATAATAATGAAATTTCCTGCAAAATGTGATATTAAAGTATCAGGAAGTATAATAGGAGCAGGAACAGGTGAAGCAACAGCAGAATTTAGAATATATTATGAAACACAATGATTATAAATATTAAAATAAAAAATTATGCCACTACCAAATTTTCATAGTTGCAGACTAAAAGAACCTAATCTTTTTCAGTCGGACTCATTTCGAACCTTACATACAAAAACAAAAGGATTAACTTTTATATCCGGCAAATTAAAAAGTTCTGGTAAATCTGCGATTCAAAGCTATCGATATGATAAAAAAACATGGAACAGAAGTAGAGCTGCTTTACATTGCAGTTCTCGAAATGGCAGATTTGAAGCAGCAGTTAATAAATCTGAAATATTAAACTTTAGAAAAGAAGGAGTTGAATTTGATTTAAGAAATGAAAAAATAGAAGAACTTGTTAAAGACGCTGTTTGTCTAAAGACAGTTTGGAATATTCTAAAGTCAGATAAAAACTTCGAAGGTTGGACTAAAGAAGAAGTTTCAGAATACTACAAAAAAATAATAGAAGTTTTGAAAAAGAAAGAATATCCTCTTTTATTGAAAAGAAGTTTGACACCGTCTGATATACCAGAATTATTGAAACCAGGCGGAAATACTGCTTTTCAAGGAAAAGGAAAACCGGGATTCGCATACAAACTTTGTATGTACGAATTGAAAGAAAGAGGTCTTACTGAATCAGATTCCAAGAACGCATGTAGTATATTTAAGAAAGACGTCGTTGAGCTAGATGAAGAATCTGATTTAGAATTAAAAGACATCGAATTAAATTAAAAGTCGATAATTTTACATATATAAAACTAATTAGTATAATGGAAATAATATGAATGATTTTATATTTACATTAGACATCGTCAAAGCATTGGCTATTGTCAAGTCTGGTGATCGTGTAGTTGTTGGTTATGCATCGACTTATGATGTCGATAGTGACAATACACAAATCACACGTCAAGCACTTGAAGGCGCTAAAGAAGATCTCATGACATATTCAACAGTTTTATTTAATCATGACATGGACAGACCGATTGGTAAAGTTATAGAGACAGATGTTGATGATGTCGGTCTTCTTGTGAAAATAATACTTTCAAAGGAAGAAGACGAAATCTGGAAAAAAATTGACGAAGGAATTATAAATAAATTCTCAATAAAAGGTCGAGCAACTGATCTGTCTCCCGTTGAGGGCGACAGCCAAATATTACAAATCAATAAAATAGAGTTATTTGAAGTTTCTCTAGTTTCTGTACCAGCAAACAAAGAAGCGTTCACTATAAGTCATTGGATAGCTAAATCGCTTAACTTTGAGAAAGGAGTTATTCCTTCTCATAGTCCAGCTATAGCTGATATTGATATCAAATGGGATGCTACTACTGCAGTTGATAGAATTCGAAAATGGGCATCTTCAGACAGTTCTGGAGATAAAGAAAAAATCAATTGGAGTAAATATGCAACTGCTTTTGCTTGGTTTGATAGCGCAGATAAAGAAAATTTTGGTTCTTATAAACTACCTCACCATGATATTATCGATGGCTCATTTAAAGTAGTTTGGCGAGGTATTGCAGCCGCTATGGCAGTATTGCATGGTTCAAGAGGCGGAGTTAATGTACCAGATTCTGTTAAACGAGGAATACATAATCACTTAGCTAGACATTATAAACAGTTTGATAAGAAGACACCAGAATTTGAGAAATCTTTAGAAGATTTCGAAAAGGATTTAGAAGAAACTTCAAATGAAATACACACAAATATGAAAGATTTAATCGAAAAACTTAAAACTGTTCTTAACAAAGAAACAGTTGAAGACGTTAAAAAAGAACTTGATTTACTAATCAAAGGTATCGAAAAAGAAGAAGACATCATTGAAAAGCTTCAAATTATATCGGGTAAGCTTTCTGGTGAAGACAAAGAAGTCGTTGATAGTGCGGTTGACATACTTAAAATAAGTAGAAAAAAACATAAAGTCAAGGATGAATCATCTGACGAAGATCTGTTGGAAGAAAAGAAATATGATCTTGCGGATGAATCAGAAGCACGACCAGTGTTTCAACTAAATGATAAAGGCGGAGAAGAAATCGATCTTGAGGAAGGCAACAAATTCAGAAAACAAGTTCTGAAGTTCGGTAAATGGTTTCATTGGGATGCAGATGGAGGTGTCCTAAACATCACTGATGAAGTTGTCGACAATATTGTCAAAAACTTCAAAAAATCTGTAATCGAACACGTTTATGTTCCATTGACTCATACTTCTGATCCAATCAAAAATGCTGGTGAAGTGGTTGAACTTCAAAAAACTGACAGTGGTCTTGATGCTATAGTTGAAATTAAAGATGAAACAATCGCAGAGAAGATCAAAAAAGGTCTTATCAGATGTGTTTCAGCTAGTTTAGATCCGAACTATCGTGTTAAGACATCAAATAAATTTGTTGGTCCTACTCTTCTTCATGCAGCACTTGTTTCAGAACCTTTTATCAAAGGCATGGGAAGTTTTGTTCCTCTATCAGATGGTTTTGAAGGAAGAAATGTTATTCAACTTGAAGATGAAGAACCAAACTTTTTTGCAGTGATGAAAGCAGTAAAAGAAAGTTTGGAGAAAATGGATGGCAAAGTTATTTCTTCAGACGTTTTTGCTGAAGAGATTGCTAAATTAAGAACAGATATTGGTATAGTAAAACAAGTTGAAGAAGAAAATAAAATCGATGAAGAAATAGTTGAAGAAAACAAAGAAGAAGAAATAATAGAAGAAACAGAAGAAGAAATTGAAAAGAAAAAGAATAATCACAAAGAAGGCGATATGTGCACAATAGATGGGAAGAAAGGAAAATATAAAAAAGATGGAGATGAAATGATATGTGTGCTAATGACAGAAAAAGAACTTAAAGAACTTGAAAAAAATGCATTCCAAAAATGTATGTCAAAAGAAATGAAAGCAGGAAAAACTATGGCAGAAGCATCAAAGATATGCAAAGAGGAAATTAAAAAATCAATTGAAAAACTATTTTCAGAGGCGTCATCGGGTGAAAAAGCCGAGGACAAGTCTGATATATTTGCACAGCAAACAGTCGGCTTAGCTGATGCAGAAAAAGCTTATGAAGGTTATCTAACGGAGGGAAAAATTGTCCCTGCGCAAAAAGATGCATTTATTAAGCTTATGACTTCAGGTAAAACTATGGAGTTAGGAGACGATAAGGTCGGTGTATCCGAGCTCATAAAAGTTTTCATGGAGTCACAGAAAGTGGCTATTGACTTCGAAGAAGAAGGAGTTCCAGTAAACGATAATGAAGATAAGAAAAAAGAAGAGAAAGAAGAGGGAGCAGATCTCTCTGATATACCTAACGAAGCCAAAGAATTTTTTGGTAAGATGGGTCTATCAAAACCAGAAGATATAAAGAAATCATGGTTAAACTTAAAAGAAATGAAGGACGAAGAAGATAGCGAGAAGTCGACATTATTTTAATCAATCAATAGTAACATTAAAAACTAAATATAATGACTGCTTTGTCTGCTAACTACGAAGCAAAGAGACAAGATGGAGACGTACTATCAGTTCCTGTAAAAGCGAGCGCAACGATTTATAAAGGCGCTCTTCTAGTTGATAAAGGAACTGGATACGCAGAACCAGGAATCGACGGTTCAAGTTATGTTTTCTTAGGAGTAGCTGTAGAAGCTGCAACAGGAAATGCAACTGACGGCGGTGTAAGAGTTAGAGTTGATAAGACTGGTACTTTTCAGTATACTAAAGCAACTGCGGTTGCTGGAGACTTGGGTGTCGCGATGTATATTCACGACGACCAAACTGTCGGTACAAGTTCAACTAACT